GGTCGCAACATCCCCGATTCGGGCACGGTGACCAAGGCGATGATGACCCGCTTCATTCGTGAGGAGGTCTGCCCCCGCTTTGACGGGTTCACCGTCACCGAAGGCGTGGGATTCTGGAAGGGTGATCAAGAGCAGGTTACGATCCTGACCTTTATCACCGATGACGCCGACAGCGTGGCAGAGATCGCTGAGGCATTCAAGGTCGCCTTCCGTCAGGAGAGCGTGCTCATGACCGAATTGGCGCTGCCTGTGTGCCAGTTCGTTTAGTGTCACAAGGGGGGTTGCGACCCCCCTTTTTTCGTGCCATACTGATTCCATCAACAGAGAACCGATGCAGAACAAGCACCAAGAGCACCCCGAAGACACCATCCTCACGGGCGATCTGAGCGTCCTGGACTGGTTCGTGACCCCTGGTGCCCTGAGCGTCAAGATCGACGGCGCCCCTGCTATTGTGTGGGGGATTGATCCTGCCTGCGGTGAGTTCTTCGTGGGCACTAAGGCAGTGTTCAACAAAAAGAAGATTCGTATTGCTCACTCTCACGCTGAGATTGATCAACACTACGAAGGCAATGTGGCAGAGATTCTTCACGCTTGCTTCGATTATCTGCCTCGCCTGGAGACAATCTATCAGGCAGACTTCATCGGGTTCGGTGGTGAGAATGAGTACACTCCGAACGTGGTGACCTATAAGTTCGGTGATGTAGTTTCCCAGAAAATTATCATCGCCCCTCACACTTGCTATTATGCTGAGAGCGATCTTCGTGATGCTGAGGCATTCCCTGATCGTAGCATCTGGACTGATACTGAGACCGTCAAGTTTGTGAAACCTGATGCCTACATCCTGCACAATCAGGAGTCGTTCGCTGATGTTGAAGAGATCTGCAAGTTCGCCCGTCAGATGGCAACAACTGCAACGTTTGTGAGTGATAAAGAGGCAGCAAAGATCAAACAACAGATCAACGCCTGCATTCGTGCTGGTGAAGAGATCAACCCTGAGGACTTCGATTGTGATACTAACCTGCTGCGTCTGTGGGCATTGGTGAAGTCGATCAAAGATGATTGTTTGTTCCTCTGCCGCAATGATGGTCCCGCAGCATACCTGAACGGCAACAGAATCGACGCTGAAGGTTATGTTATGACCAATGAGTTTGGTATGTTCAAACTGGTCAATCGTGAGGTCTTCGCTTATGCTAACTTCAACTACGGTCGGTTTCAGAAAGTGTGAAGAATATGGGGCAACATCCGCCCCCTTTTTTTATACTTTGCTTTTTTTATTATTTCAAGGCTGCCCCCGTGGCGACCGTTTGCATCATCAGGGCTACCCCGCCCCTCCTTCGCTTGTGACCTTAATATAGGGCCGCGGCGACCCCCAGCAAGGCACCCTGTGCTACTTTTTGAACTGGCACTCTGCCCCTGACTCTGCCCCCATCCTGCCCCTATACTGATCTCAGTTCAGGGATTCCAATGAACCCGATCCGCTTCTACTTCCCGCTGATCACCTCTGCCCTGTTTACGTTCTTCTGTGCCTGGGTTGCCCTGCAGGCGATGCAGTCTGCCTCTGCCACCGTCAACACCTATCAGGAGCGGCAGGCAGAGGCACTGTGCCAGGCAGACCCATCCTACTGCAAGTGATGCTGAAAGTCGCCGCCGCTGCCGTGCTGCTCTGCCTGCTCTGGGAACCGATCCGACCCATCCGCAATGTGACAGCTCAGGCACTGTACACCGCAGGCGACCTGATCGCCCGCTGACCTGCTACAATACTTTCAGTTCAAAGGAACCCCATGATCGTTCAACAGATCGGCAGCAACCAAACGGAAGTGCAACTGGCAGACGGGACCTGCATCCTGTTCTCCTACGTGACCCCCGTTGCCGCCCTGGTGCCTGGTAAGGGGTGGATCCGCACCGCTCACAAGTGGAGTGCCACCACCACCAAGCACATTAACGCCTGGATCCGCAAGAATTGCGGCGGCACCGTTCAGACTGTGCCACAATGGGATCTGGACCAGCTGGTGGCATTCTGAGGGGTGCCACCCCCTATAATACTCTCAGTTCACAAGCGAACCCCATGACCGTCCGCACCAACGTCCTGCCCCTGGACCTCTGCACCGTCACCCTGACTGAGGCACAGTGGAGCACGATCCGCACCGCCCTCCTGTGCATTGCCTGTGACTGCCGCGTTGCTGGCAAAGGTGCCGATGCCGACTACTACCTGAAGGCATACAACGATCTGAAGGCAGCGATGGGCATGGAGTGACAGCCAGACAAGTGGCACACTGGTCCTGGGCACGACCCTAAACTGCTGCTACAATACTCTCAGTTCAATCAACCGAACCTCCAATGCGTTACAACCCTGCCACCGACCGTGCCCAGTCCATCGACGCCATCGCTGAGCAGTGCCGCAATGCTATCCTGAAAGCGGATGCCTGCCGTGCCATTGACGCCGCCTATGCTGAGATCCTGGAGTTTGCCCGCTGGGAGGATGACATCCTGGTGATCGGTGCCGCCTGAGGCACTGGCACACTGATCCACAGGGGGCACCCCTTGCCCCCTATACTAACCTCAGTTCAACCAACCCCGATGATCCGCTACGAAGTCCGCTACCAGACCCCCTACAATGCCTGTGAGTGGCGGTCTCAGTTCTTCCGCACCCTTGCCGAAGCGGAATCTATGGTTGCCTTCTACCGCTCCTGCGGGTCGCCTGCCCACCTGGCACCCTGACCCCTTACCTGCTACAATACTCTCACCCTTCACCCCCTGAAACCCATGACCGCTGACCTTGCTGCTGCCCTGCTGAACCGCGCCGCCAATGGCGACGAACTGCTCCAGATCCTGGAGTCGATCACCGACCAGGTGGAGCAGGATAACATCGCTGACGCCGCTGCCCACTTCGAAGCAATCCAGTTCTGATAGTGGCACAACGGAGGGGGACGACCCCTCCCTTTTGCTTCTATACTGATCTCAGTTCAGACGACCCGATGTTCATCACCAACGACACCGCTGCCACCCTGACCGTCGCCCAGCAACAATACCTGGACGCCTTCGCCGCACTCTACGAAGCGGCAGACGCCCTGAACGCTGGCGATCCGATGTCCTACGCCCGCTCCCGTGAGATCCACCTTGCCTGCCTGCTGGGGCACACTGTGGCAGACTCCTACAGCGGCGCCGATGCCTTCCTGCCCGATGGCACCCCTGTAGAATACAAATCCACCATCGGCAGCAGCATCTCCGCCACTTACAACGGGATCAGCGTTCAACCGACCTGGGAGGATCAGGAAGCATACCTGATCGACCATAAGATCGGATGCTACCCCCAGCACTTCTACGCCCGCTATGATGGGGCACAGGTCGCTGAGGTGTGGGTCCTGGACTCTGACACGGTGCTCTCCCTGCTGCTGCCCAAGGCACAGAAACAATACGCCAGCAAGCGCAACGGCAAGGCAAAGGACCCCCGCATCGGTGTCACCCTGTCCGCTGGTGAGATCCGCAAGCACGGACGCCGCCTGATGTGACGCCTGAGGGGGTGGCACACTGCCGCCCCCGATCCTGCCGCCTGACCCCTTATACTGGTTTCATACCAAACGAACCGAACCGAATGAACCGCCTTGACGTTATCTGCCCCTCCGCTCCCTGGGAGAATGAGACCACCGACGCCGACCGCGCCTGGGACCTCTGCCTCTCCCTCTCTGAGGAGTACGGTTACGCCCAGGTCCGCCAGAATGGCATGATTATCGGGGAGTACACTGAGGGGCGCTGACCCCCGACCTGCTATAATTCTCTCAACAGCAACCCACCCGATGACCGACCTCCGCTCCCGCTGCCTGGACCTTGCCGATGAGATGGCACAGGAGATCAACGGCAACCTGTTCTATGTGCCCGATGAGGACATTGAATCCTGCCTGGCAGGTCTGACCGAAGCGAACCTGGAGGACACCGCCTGCGAACTGGCGAACCTTGCCGCCTGGTTCAACTGACCCCTGATCTGCTACAATACTCTCAAAGCAAACGAACCGATGATCCGCCAAGGTCCCTTCCTCCTGAACGACACCGCTGCCAACGACCCGATCTGCCAGGCAGCGATGGCATCCTACCTGCAGCGACTGCAGGCAGAGGAAGTCCGCCGCGAAGCGATCCGCTCAGGTCGGGCACCGATGGTCCAATCCACAACCTGGCACATCAGCGACCGCGACTGACCCCCCCGACCCCTTATACTGGTTTCATACCAAACGAAACGACTGATGACTCACTCCAACCCCTACGTTGCCACCCTCCTGGAGATGGGATACGATGAGGCGGACTGCCGCACCCCTGCCCCTAAGGCAGAGTACCCCCGCACCATCTACGGGCGGACCTTCCAAACCAAGGCAGAGTACGATGAGGCACTGGCGGACTTCCTCAACGGGATGTGAGGGGCATCCCCCGCCGATCTGCTACAATACTCTCATCCGCAACGGACCCCATGACCCGCAACGCTACCGACGACCTGCAGCAGTTCCTGGATGACCTGACCCCTGCAGAGCGGGAGGCAATCGCCAACGCTACCGCCCAGGATTGGATGAATGCCATTGGCGCCTGTGTCAAGGACCCCGCCTTTTGGCAGGGCATCATCGCCGCCTTTTTTCAGGGAATGGCACGGGGGTTTGAGAACCGCCGCTGATCTGCTACAATACTCTCAACCGCAACCGACCGATGCTGCTCACCTCAGGACAGAAGCAACGCCCCCGCCTGGCACAGCAGATCTACCGCTTTATGCTTGACCAGGAACCGCTGCTGGGGGCCGCGGCGATCACGGTTCATCATAAGCGCCTGAACGCTGAGGGTGTGGTAGGGTGGCAGCAGCAGGAGGACGACCTGGAGTTCCTGGTGGAAGTGGAGCGCGACCTGCCCCGCTCTGAGTACGTGGTCACCCTGATTCACGAACTGATCCACTGCCGCCAATCGCTGGAGGGTATCACCGATGATGCCCAGCGGGAGGAGGAGGCATACGGTTTGGAATCTGTCTATGCCGACCGCTTCGCCGCCGCCTGACCCTCTACAATTCTCTCAGTTCAACCAACCACCTGAACCGATGCGATTCCCCATCAACACCAGCAACAGCGAAGCGATCGACACCCTGATCGCCAACCCCATCACGGGCAGCGTTCGGGTCCGCTTCCATAAGACCCCCGCCCGCCTGTATCGCCTGGAAGCATCCCGCCTGGAGATTCTGCTGCTGCTCCTGGATTCGAATCTGTCCCTGGGTCGCTGGGTCAATCTGCACTGCTTCGCCTGATTCGTGCTAGGATTCATTCGTTCGCAACCGACCCGATGCGTTTCCCTCTTGCAATGTGCTCCGACCTGGTGACCCGCCAAATCAAGTGGATCTCCCGCGCTGATCAGATCAACAACGGTTCCCGCCCCTCCGCCTACATTCACTGGGGACTGCCTGCTACCGTGATCGCCGCCCAGTATTCAGAGACTCACGCCCAGTCCGCCCAGGAGGCACTGCCGACCTGGTGACCCGCCCCCTGCCCTCTGCCCTTCGGGGTGGGGGGCAGTGCCTTATGCGTGGGTTCGTGTTTGGCAGTTGGCGCCGCGCCGCGTCCCCGTGGGCGGCGGGCCGTTTAAAACCCATGGGTCCCCATAAGCTATAAAGTGTTACGAAACCGAGCTCTTTATTCCATCAATCATAAAAAAATTTTTCGCCATAAAAAATACTCACAGGGTCGTTTAAAATACTAAAAACACTATATAAGGATGAAAATAGAATTCATATACGTTGATATGAGAAAAAATTTCCGCGATAATTCACAGCCCCTACAAGTCGATCCAATCAGTGGAGAATACTATTTGATTGTTCCAGAAGAAATTGTCAATGATCTTTCTTGGTATGAAGATACTGAGATCAATTTTCACCTGGACGGAAATGAAGTCATATTATCCGAACAGAAGGATGATTGACACCTTATAGATAATGGTGTATGATATTGAAGTAATTACAATCAATTATGGCTAAAGGATTTACTGTAAAAGCAAAAGCCCCAATTGCCAAGTCCGCAACCCAAGAGTGGGACTATGATTTGGCACGACAAATGATTCAAGGCAAATCCGTTGTGTTTTGCCTTCCTGGACGTGGAGTTTCTTATACGTTTCTAAAGAACTTCGTTCAGTTGTGTTTTGATCTTGTACAATCTGGTGCAAGTATTCAAATTTCACAAGACTATTCATCAATGGTTAACTTTGCCCGTTGTAAGTGTCTTGGAGCAAACGTTCTCCGTGGACCAGATCAACTCCCTTGGGATGGCAAACTGAACTATGATTGGCAACTATGGATCGATTCTGATATTGTTTTCAATACTCAGCAATTCTTCCAACTGGTTCTAATGGATCAGGACATTGCCGCTGGTTGGTACTGCACAGAAGATGGAATGACCACATCTGTTGCACACTGGCTAGAAGAAGATGACTTCCGTAATAATGGTGGAGTCATGAATCACGAAACTCTTGAAACGATGAGTAAGCGTAAGAAACCATTTACAGTTGATTATACTGGATTTGGTTGGTTGCTGATCAAGAACGGAGTATTCGAGCATCCAGAAATGAAGTATCCTTGGTTCGCTCCTAAGATGCAAGTTTTTGAATCTGGAGAAGTTCAGGATATGTGTGGAGAGGATGTATCATTCTGTTTGGATGCAAAAGAAGCAGGATTTGAAATTTGGTGCGATCCTCGTGTTAGAGTCGGTCACGAGAAATCAAGAATTATCTGATTGAATGTCTAACAAAACACATACAAAATATAATATCCTATGTAAAGGGCGTAAGATTTATTCATCGCTCTCAGAAGAAGAATATTTTGATGTTATGGAGGACCTGGCGATTAAGTATTATCAGACAGGTTCTCCAGATCCACAAGAATTAACCACTGAAATGATTGAAGAATAGTTATGGCAGCAAAATCAAAAACGACTGGATCTTATAAAGCTAAGACTTATATGCCAGGTCCTCCCAAAAAGTCTCGTCAAGGACAAGGTGGAGGAACTAAATACGCCGCTTCGTCTCGTAATGGAGCACGTAAAAAGTATAGAGGACAAGGAAAATGAGTCTAATCCCCCTTTTTGGGGGATTTTTTTGTCCCTAAATAAATTTTTTAATAAAAATTGAATTGAAAAACATTTCAATGGGTAAACACCTGCTCCTAGAGGTGTATGATGTTGATTTTGAAGCGATTAATGATGTAAAATCGCTTCAAGATGCCATGATTAGGGGCACAGAACGCGCAAAAATGACGATTTTGAACGTTTTTTCTCATACTTTTGATCCACAAGGGTGTACTGTGGTTGTTGCACTTGCAGAAAGTCACGTTTCTTGCCATACTTGGCCAGAAAATGGGTGTTTAGCAGTCGATGTTTACACTTGTGGTGAAAAAAATCCGCGTTTGATCGCCCTAGAAATTCTTAAATACCTCAATTCAGACTCATATTCGTTGCGTGAAGTAGATCGTTAAATAGATTTAAGGAGATAGCAACCTCCTACCAAAAAAGTTCTGTTTTATTCATTAAAACAGGAAGATAAAATGTCTAATTTACCAGTCGATAGAGATTCTAACTATATGAAAGAGATGTGGGGAACCACAAAACTCATTACGGATTATGATTCAAATCCACCAAAACGTGTAATTCAAGAGATTATGCACGATATTGCACCAAAACATGATTTTAAAAAGCAATATGAACTACACGAAAAGATTCGTAATGATGAGGACTATGATGATTGGTCCTATGGAACGGAACCAAACTACGGTTCTTCGTGGTAATACCTATAAATAAAGTCAAGAAGTTTTTTGTCCTCCAATGACGGTTCAAAGGATATCTAGATCATTTAAAGATATTAGTTTATCCTTTGAACCACATCCAGTGACAAAGGATCTACCAATACTTAAGAATGAAAATGCGATTCGTAGATCAGTTCGAAATCTGGTAGAAACTCAACTTACTGAGAGATTTTTTAATTCTGACATTGGATCTCAGGTTCGTTCTAGTTTATTTGACTTTGTTGATTATGGTACTGCCGCAAACGTTCAATTACAGGTTCAAACTGTAATTGAAAACTTTGAACCAAGAGTTGCAAATACCCAGGTTATTGTATTACCCCAACCAGATACCAATTCTTTTGAAGTAACAGTTATATTTGATATTATCGGACAAGAATTTCCAACACAAGAATTCTCATTTATCATAGAGGCAACCAGATAAAATGCCTTTCACAAAATTTACTAATTTAGACTTTGATCAAATTAAAGCATCGATAAAAGATTATCTTCGTGCAAATTCCAATTTTACGGATTTTGATTTCGAAGGATCTAATTTTTCTGTTTTAATTGACACGTTAGCGTATAACACATATATTACGGCATTTAACTCAAACATGATTGTGAATGAATCTTTCTTAGATTCTGCAACAGTCAGAGAAAATGTTGTTTCGCTTGCAAGAAATATAGGTTACGTTCCTCGTTCTAGGACTTGTTCAAAGGCTACGGTTTCTTTCAATGTAACGGTTGATTCTGCCGTTATAAGTCCTACAATTACACTTAAGTCTGGATTAGTCTGTGTCGGTAGCGTAGATAATACTTCTTATACATTTTCAATACCAGAAAATTTAACTGCAACCATTAATTCATTAACCAAGGTTGCTTCATTTAGTGAAGTAACTGTATATGAAGGGACATTTTTAAAAAGAGAATTTAAAGTTGATGGTTCATTAAATCAAAAATTTATTATTCCAAACCCATACGTAGACACCTCAACGATTAAAGTTTATGTTAAGGGTATTGGTGATAGTGGTTTAGGCATCGAATATTTTCCAGTCGGCAATATTACTGAAGTAAATGAATATTCCAACATTTATCTACTTCAAGAAATTCAAGATGAAAAATATGAATTACTTTTTGGTGATGGAATTATTGGTAAAAAACTTGAAAATAATGCAGTTATTACCGTAACCTATATTACAACGTCTGGAAAAGAAGGTAATGGTGCGACTGCATTTGCATTTTCTGGCAACTTCACTGGGTCTTCAGGAGAAGTCATCATTCCAGTCAGCACGGTTAATATCAATACACTACAGTCTTCTCAGAATGGTGGAGATATTGAATCCATAAACTCAATTAAGTATTTTGCTCCTCGCTTGTATTCGTCTCAATATCGTGCCGTTACTGCCAGAGATTATGAGGCGATCATACAAATGATCTATCCTGATGCAGAATCTATATCAGTTGTAGGTGGAGAGGAAGTAGATCCACCTGAATATGGATCGGTTTTAATTAGTATTAAACCAAAAAACGGTACATTTGTATCTGATTTCAATAAATCACAGATCTTATCAAAATTAAAACAGTACAGTATTTCTGGAATAAATCAAAAAATTATAGATCTTAAAGTTCTATATGTTGAAATTGATTCATCAGTCTATTTCAATTATTCACAAGTTTCTTCTTCGGAAGATTTAAAGACAAGTGTTGTAACCTCCTTAAACACATATGCAAATTCAGTTGATCTGAATAAATTTGGTGGCAGATTCAAATACAGTAAAATACAACAAGTTATTGATAATACAGACCAGGCAGTAACATCAAACATTACTAAAGTAAGAATTAGAAGAGATCTAAAGGCACAAATCAATAAGAAAGTTCAATATGAACTTTGTTTTGGAAATAAATTCCATATCAATCCAGAAGGTGGTAATGTAAAGTCCACTGGATTTTACATTTCTGGTGAAAGTAATCCAATTTATATTAGTGATATTCCAAATAAAAATGCAGATGGAACTTTAAGTGATTCTGGAACTGGTATTATTTCCTTAATTAAAATTGTTGATGGTAAAAAGCAGGTAGTTACTCAGTCGGCAGGTACGATTGATTATACAAAGGGTGAAATTATTTTAGGTGCGCCAGAATACATTTTAATTGTAGCAACTGAAAAAGAAAATGATATTATTGAAGTTCAAGCTTATCCAGAATCTAATGATGTTGTCGGACTTAAAGATCTTTATGTTTATTTTGATGTTGCTAAAAGTTCAATAAATATGGTAAAGGATGTAATTTCATCTGGAGATAATATCTCTGGTGTAGTGTTTACTAAAGATTATTACAGATCAAGCTATTCAAACGGAAGTCTAACGAGGTCATAATATGATACAAACTGGTTTTGATGCTAGGGTCAAAGTTCAACAAATCATTGAAAATCAATTACCAGAATTTATTTTAGATGAAAGCCCAAAGACCTCTGAATTTTTAAAGCAATATTATATTTCTCAGGAGTATCAGGGCGGGCCGACTGATATTGCGGAAAATTTAGATCAATATTTAAAATTAGATAATTTACTTCCAGAAGTCATTGTAGGAGTAACATCTCTATCTAATAGTATTTCTTCGTCTTCTGGAATAGTTACAGTTACTTCGACTAAGGGATTTCCCCCAGCATATGGTTTATTAAAAATTGATAATGAGATAATCACATATACTGGAATTACAACCAACACATTTACTGGTTGTATCCGTGGATTTAGTGGAATAACCAGTTATTATGATGATTCTTCACAGAATCAATTAGTTTTCACCGAGACCCAATCTGCAAGTCACACTGCAAAAACTGAAGTAACTAATTTAAGTTCTTTATTCTTAAAAGAATTTTATAAAAAATTAAAATTCAGTCTAGCACCTGGACTAGAGGATTATGAGTTTGTTCCAGAGCTAAAAGTAGGTAATTTTATTAAGCAAGCAAAAGACTTTTATAAGTCTAAGGGAACAAATGAATCGTTTAGAATTCTTTTCTCGATTCTTTATGGCGTAAAACCAAAAGTAATTGACCTTGAAAGCTTCCTGTTCAAACCATCTGCATCTAATTTCATTAGAAGACAAGTAATTGTTGTAGAAAGAATATCTGGAGATCCAAATAAGTTAGTTGGTCAAACGATCAGAAAATCAACAGATTATAATACAAACGCATCTGTATCTGAAGTAGAGACTATATCAAGAAATAATAAACTTTACTATAAAATTTCTCTTTATGTTGGATTTAATGAGTCTGATGAAATCCAGGGTAATTTTGTAATTACACCCAAGACAAAAGTAGTTGAGAACGTTTCCATTGGATCTTCATTTATTAGTGTTGATTCAACTATTGGATTCCCAGAATCTGGAGTGCTTTATAGTGGTGATAATGAAATAACATATGTAGAAAAAACTATTAATCAATTTTTAGGATGTTCTAATATTACATCCACAATAACCTCAACTAGTGACATTCGTTCTGATGAGACTTATTATGGTTATGAAGATGGAAATTTAAATAAAAAAGTTGAATTTAGAATTACTGGTGTCCTAAACAGATTTACCAATTTAAATAATGTCTCTCTTTGTAAGGAAGGAGAAGAGATCTTATTATCAGAAATTGGTAAAAAAATTCCAAATCCAGAGACAAATAAAACATTTAAAGAAAAGTTAGCAAATAGTTGGATTTATAATACTAGTTCCAGATATTATGTAAGTTACTCATCTGGATCATTTACATCTAAAACAAATATTGATCCATCCACTCTAAAATCTGGAGATCAAATAGAAGTTTTAAAAAGGGGAACTAATATTGTTGTTTCTTCTCCAACAACAATTGCAACTGTTACTGGTATAAGTGGATTAGTAATTAATGTAGCAAATCTATTAGATCTTAATGATCAAGCATTTGATCCAACTGATCCAACAAAATCATACTATGGAAGTGAATTAGATATAAGAAGAAAACTCAAAAAGGCAAAAAGCACAGGTACTGATATACGTTATGGTAATAATATAATTTGTGACATCCAAAATGTTTATGATGATAATAATGGATACTTATATGTTGCATCTAATTCATTACCTTCATACACAATCACTAAAAATGTCTTTGAAATTATAATTCCAGAGGCTAATAGTACTTATATCCAAGATAAAAATAATAACACTCAAAAATATTCTACTATTGTATTTGATTTTTCATCTGGATCGGAAAATTATTCCAAAGGATTTACTCAAGTACCATTTTTAACTGGAGATAAAATTTATTATAGACCAACATCTAATCCAATTCCAGGTCTTCAAGAAGGTGAATACTATGTAAAGGTTGTCTCATCAAATTCAATAAAACTTTATCCTTCTCTTTCTTTCCTCCCAACTGACAATTATTTTGAATTTGAAATTCCACAAATTTCTATTGGAAAGCAAAGTTTTATTCTGGCAGTTCAAAAAAACAAGCACATATCACCACAAAAAATTCTTAGAAAATTTCCAACAGAAGGACAAAATAGTTTTGCAATAGGTAACGAAACTATTCCTGGTTCCGTTGGTATGTTGTTAAATGGTGTTGAAATTTGCAATTATAAATCAACAGATAAAATATATTCAGGACCTCTTGATTACGTAAAAGTCGTAAATCAAGGCGAAGATTATGATGTTATTAATCCACCAGCAATTACAGTCAGTTCTGGTATTGGAAGCACTGCTTATATACAACCAGTTTTACAAGGATCTTTAAAGAAAATTTACATTGATCCCCAAGATTTTGATTTAGATATTGTTGTTTCTGCTGCAGTATCTGGAGGAAATGGATCTGGGGCGGTTTTACAACCTGTAATTGAAAAAAGATCTAGAACAATTTATTTTGATGGTAGAATTACAACTAATTATGGTGGAATTGACATTACAAATGATACAATTACATTCAAAACCATTCACAACTTTAAAAATGGTGAAGAAATAATTTATCATAAAAATGGAAATCCTGCTATTGGAATTGGAACTTACTTAGGATCAAATACAAATACTGGAAATTATTTGCAAGAACAAAAGTCTTATTTTGCTAAAATAATAAACAGCAGAACAGTTCAACTATATCCATCATTACTTGAATATAATTCAGGCATTAATACTGTAGGATTTACAACCATTAATACAAATGGTACTCATTTCTTTACCACAATCAATACAAAAAATACATTAACTTCAATTAAAGTTATTGATGGTGGAAGTGGATACACTAATAGAAAATTAATTGTCAACCCATCTGGAATTTTAACAACAAATCATACAGTTAATTTTCCAAATCATGGATTCTCCAGTGGTGAACTTATAAAATATAATTATGAGACAGCACCAATTTCTGGACTGAATAGTTCTTTTTATTATCAAGTATTAGTAAATGATTCAAATTCATTTAGAATTGTAAATGCTGGAATAGGTGGAACAAATACTTCGGATTATGCTAGACAAAAATATATTAAATTTGAATCCAAGGGAACCGGATATCAGTATTTTTCATACCCAGAAATTAATTTAAATATTCGTTATTCTATTGGCATCAATAGTGCTCCAGTTGGAATAATTACTGCAACTCCAGTTGTAAGGGGGTCAATAATAGATGCTTACTTATATGAAAAAGGCACAAACTATGGTTCATCAATTCTAAACCTTCACAAAAAACCAGAAATTTCAATTGATTCTGGGGAAGGTGCAGAATTAAGGCCATTAATTCTTAATGGATCAATATATGCTGTACAAATTCAATATGGTGGAAAAAATTATTATTCTGATCCAGATTTAGAAGTTACTGGAGAAGGTAGTGGAGCAATTTTAAGAGCTGTAAGAAGAAATAAAAAAATTGTAGATGTTGTTATTATAAATGGTGGTGTTGGATACTCCCAAGAATCTACGATTATCAAGGTAAAGAGTACCGGTAAAAAAGCCTTTATTGATATTGGTGTTAGGTCTCTAACTGTAAATAATAACTATAGATTTGGTAGTGAAGTTCTGGTAGGAAGTGATTCACTACAATATTGCGTAAGTGGTTATTTTGATTCTGTTAGATCAACGTTTAATGACACTAGTGATTTAACTGGGACTCACTCACCATTAATTGGATGGGCTTATGATGGAAATCCAATTTATGGTTCATATGGGTATGTAGATCCTCAAAATGTTGATGGTAGTGGTGTTACAAAACTTTTAACTCCTGGTTATACTATTAATCCAGGTGCTGTTTATGATAGACCAAAAGATTTTGCATCTGGATTTTTCATTGATGATTATATTTTTACAAATTCTGGAGATCTTGATAGTTCAAATGGAAGATTTGGTAAAACTCCAGAATTTCCAAATGGTACATACGCCTATTTTGCTGGAATTACTACAAGTGGTGCCTCTCTACAACCAGTTTTTCCATATTTTGTTGGCAATAAATTTAGAAATTCGTTTATCGATGATAATAAAAACCTAGATCAAAGTTTTGACTTTAATAATTCAGATTTAATAAGAAATACACTTCCTTATAATGTTAATGAAGAGTATGCTGATAACGATTTTCTTGTTGAGTCTACTGAAATAATAAATCAAAAAACGATTGTAGATTCTGCTGAAAAAGGAACGATTGAAGATTTCACAATTTTAGATGTTGGATCAAAGTATAAAGTTGGTGATGTCCTTAATTTTAGTGATAATACATCTGGATCTGGACTTAATGCAGAAGTTTATAGCGTTAAAGGTAACAATATTTCAAAAATAACTACAACAGTACAAAATTATAATAATTCAATTTTAACTTGGCAAGATGGCAAAACAGTAAAAGTTACAATCTTACCATATCATGACTTACTTAATGATGACTTAGTAACAATTACTGGTGTATCGACAAATTTAAGTTATATAAATGGAAGTTATAAAATTGGAGTCACTTCCTTTAGAGCTTCATTGGCAAAAGATATTCCATCAAATAATATCGCTGGAATTATAACTGATATTTACGTTTCCAATATTCCTAGTGAAGTTTCAATAGGAAGCAGTATTAAAATTTCTGGAGAAATTTTTGGTATCAGAGATATTTTACGTGGTAGAGGATCTCTCAGAGTTTTAAGAAGCGTTTCTGGAACTGCTTATACAGCGACTACTAATGTTGAGTATTTACCAGATTCGTTTATTGTTTCTGTAAATGCAAATTCTTTTGAATCTTATGTAAACAAAAAAGTTTTCTTCAATCCAGTAGAAACAGTTGGACTTGGTACTCTTGTAGGAGTCGGAACTACAGTTAGATATACTTTTGATGGGTTAAACTATATTGGGATTGGAACAACTGCAACTTCTCCATTAATTAGAAGTATAGAGACAAGAACTATTTTCTTTGACCAGGGACATCCATTCGTTGATAATCAAGAGGTTTTATTTACCAAACCAACTGGAATTGGTGCCACAGCATTAAAAGTATCAAAAACAGGGGTTGGTGAAACATTCTTCTTACCAGATCCATCTTCAGACTCACAAGTGGTTTATATTTCTAATAGAAGTAAAAATTCTATCGGAATAAAAACAACCAGATCTTCAGATCCTTTATTCTTTATAGTAGATGCTGGAACAAATAGATTTGATTATTCCATAACATCTTTATATTCACAGAATTTATCACAGGTTCAAAAAGTAGGATCAACAGTTTCAATTTCAACAACCCATAATCTTAAAATAGGAGATTTAATTGATTTAAATATTAAACCTAATATTACAGTTGGTATTGGAACTTCTGGATCTATTAATGTAAAATATGATCTTTCTAATGAAAAACTTCTAGTTAATCCCATAGGGTTTAGTTCTTATGTTGTTAGTAACGTAACAAATACTATAAACCTTCAGGGGCATAATCTACAAACGGGTGATAAAGTTTCTTACAGAGCAAACCTAGTTGCAAGTGGACTCGCAACAGGATCATATTATGTTTATAAAGTTGATGATAATAACATATCTTTATGCGAAACTCATTATGATTCTGTAAAGTATCCACCAACTATTGTAAGTATAGCTGGAACTGGTGGATCTTCTCAAGAAATTGCTCTTATAAATCCAAAAATTGTTGTAACAAAAAATAATAACTTAAAATTTAACCTTTCAGATTCTTCTTTATCTGGATATAAGTTTAAACTATTTACAGATACTGATTTTAAAAATGAATTTATATCTATCGGGAATACTGGCAATTTCTCGATAACTGGAATTGGTAGCATAGGTATAAGTACAAATGCTTCAGTTACTGTTTCATATTTTGAGGGAATGCCTCCCATTTTATATTATACCCTTGAAAAGGGTGGATTCATTAGCACTGCAGATAAAGATGTAAATTATTACTCACAAATTACATTTATTGATAGTCTTTATAATGGCGTAAGACCAGTATCTGGTGTTGGATCTACATCATTTACAATTTTATTAAAAGGAAGTCCAGAAAGATTAGAGTATCTTAATACTGATTGTGAAACTATTACATATACAACAACTTCTAACACCGAATCTGGTGGAATTGATAAAATAAAAGTTTTATCTAGAGGATTAAATTATGATAAACTACCAATAGTTACTAGTATTACTAGTACTAATGGATCTGGTGCTTATATTATACCAAAATCAGATTCTGTTGGAAGAATAAAAGATGTCAGAATCATTAATGAAGGATTTGAATATTCTTGTGATAAAACTCTAAGACCAACGGCAAAAGTTGCTTCTGTAATTTTTATTAAATCTTCAAATAAAATTGTTAGTGTTAAACCAACTTATGGTGGTAGCAATTATACGTCTAAACCATCATTGGTTGTGTTTAATCCAGAAACCAAATCATTGGCAGAGGATTATTTACTTGATCCAATTTTATCATCCAGTGGTATTACAAGAGTTGATGTAGTAAAAAGTCCCCAAGGTCTTCCTTCTGAGACTTGTAAGATTTATGCTACTAATAATTCAAATGGTGTGACAATTTCCACTATGGAAAGTTCACAAATTGGAATTGTTACTTGCTATTTAACTACTCCAGTTTTGGGATTTGGTACTGATGTTCTTAAGGTTGGTGATGAAATATTTGTTGAGGGAATTAAAAAAGATGGGACATCAGGAACTGGATTTAATTCAACAGATTATGAATATAAGTTCTTTACAGTAACAAATTATCAGAATACAATTCCAGCAAAAGTTGAATTTAGTTTATCTTCTTTAACAACAAATCCAGGTGTTGCAAAAACTGTACAAGATTCATTTGCATCAATTATTAAAAAGACAAATTATCCAGAATTTGAGGTTATCCAGGAACAATCACCATTTATTCTTGGTGAACAACTAGAGACAAATACAGGATCTGGATTTATTAATAGAGATTTAGTTGTAACTGAATATGATTCAATTACACTTAAACTTATTGGTTCTTATCAACTTTCAGTTGGTGAAAAAGTAAGAGGTGTAGTATCTGGATCTACAGCATCTATTACAAAAATAGACAATAGATTGGGAAGATTTGAGACCGAATATTCAACAAGAAGTAATTATTCATGGAATGATAAAGTTGGAGTATTAGATGATGATGGACAATCTTTATCGGATAATGATTATTTCCAAAATCTCTCTTATACAATTAAGAGTCCTATTACATTTGATAAGTCAATAACTGCAGTAAATTCTTTGGTCCATTCAAGTGGACTGAAGAACTTCTCAGATACTGAGGTAATATCCTCAACAAGAACTGGTATTGGATCGACAGATGGATCATCAATTATTTACGATATCTTAAATGAAAATAGAGTTGATACCATTAATAATCTTGATTTTGGATTAGATGTTAATACCGAAAATTCGAAATCAAAATTTGTCAAATTAAAAAATAGAAAACTTTCGAATTATATTCAATGTAATACAAATAGAGTTCTTCAACTAGATGATATTGCAAATCTCTTTACAAATAATGATGCTCCAGCTGTTGGATATGCAGATTTAACAACATACCAACTTCCAGATAATTTTAGTACTTTCTTAATTCAAATTGCAAATACAAGTAAGAGTAGATTTCAAATAGAAGATCTTGTGATCCTTGTAGATCAAGACTACAATGTCTTTACCCTACAAAGAGCAACTGTAAATGATAATATTATTAGAGTTGCTGATATCGATGGATATGTCGATGATACATTATTAACTATTAGTTTGAGATTTGATCCACTCGATCCATATAATGAAGATTATGATATTAAATGTATTAAGAGTGGATTTCCAAATAATTCTATTGGTATTGGGAGCACAAGTGTTGGTTTAGTTAAACTTACTGGTTCTTCTAGTTATGTTTCTCCTGGAGTTACAACTTCTGTAGTATCAATTGCTACTACAGAAAATTATAGAGCTTTCCATGGAACCATTCAAGTAATGGATACTGTAACTAACGATATGGATTATGTTGAACTATATGCGATATATGATGGGCAAGATACATATATGTCTCAGTATTTCTATGATACTAGCTCATTAACAAATAATTTTTCAAACAATTATATTGGTACATTTAGTTCATCAGTATCCTCTGGCATTCTTTCATTAACGTTTAATAACGATTCTCCCCATACTGTTGTTGTTAATAGTAAATTTGTAGGATTTGGTCCTAGTTCTGTTGGTATAGGAACATTTAGATTCCAAGTACCTGGTCAATTAGATGGTCTCGAAAGAAGTGCAAAATATGAAACAAAATATGCTACTACATTATCAAATGGTGTAGTTGGATTTGGTACTACAATTATATCTTATATAAAAACTGAAGTAGCAGCATTTAAAGCAAAAGTACAGTTAAGTGTCGGATCCAGTAGTGAATTGCACCAATTGCTATACTTGAGTAATGGAGATGAGACATTCTTAACCCAATATCCAATTTTATCAATTGGTTCAACCTCTGGAATTGGAACTTTTGGTGCAAACACCGATATTACAACCAACAGTCTCATTTTCTATCCAAATTCCAATTTGGGTAGTGGAATTGTTGAAATTAAATCATTTGCAGAAGTATTCTACCTTGATGCGGATTATTTAAATGAACCACCTAATTTAAATTATGGAACTTTACAAGAAGAATTTAGTTTAACACCATATAATGGATTAAATGCGAGAAGAATTAATAAACTAGATTTTGATGCTAATTATCAAGGTATTCCAATTTTTGAAAAATCTTTCAACCCTTCCAATCCAATACAATTCAATCCAGTAACTGGAACATTTACTATACCAGATCATTTCTTCCAAACTGCTGAGGAATTAATTTATAAACCAGACACTACTTTCTTAGGAACTGGAGTAACCGCTGTTGGTATAGGCGCAACTCTTAGCTACACTGGAGTTGTAACTGATTTCCTTCCACCAAGAGTCTATCCAATTAAATTGGATAATAGTAATTTTAAATTAGCAACCAGAAGGGAATATGCACAAGCGGGAATTTATGTAACCTTTACATCTTTTGGTCTCGGTAATTCCCATAAATTGGAAATGACCAAAAAACTTGAGAGGTCACTTCTTACAATTGATAGTGTTGTACAGGCACCTATTTCTTATTCTTTATTAAATTATCAATTAAAATATAACACAAATTCAGTTGTTGGTTATTCCAGTGCAATTGATCCAACTTATTCAATAAGACAATATTCACCATGGGCAGATACTGTATTCAGTCAAGAGATAGATAATTTCCTCACTATTTCTAGTCCCCAAGAAGTTGGAACAAAGTATGGAATTGGTGCAGGAAATACATTATTCTCAGTTAGTGGCATCTCTTCAATGAAACCAGGTGATTTATTGAAGATCGATGATGAATTTGTTAAAGTTATTTCGGTTGGTTTAGGTACAACTAGCGGATCGCCAATTAGTGGATTGGGAACTTATTACGTCCTTGAAACTCAAAGAGGATATGCAGGTACAGCAGCAACAATTCATGTTAATGATTCGCCAATACAACTTTATAGAGGGTCTTATAACATTGTAGGTAATAAGATTTGGTTTACTGAAGCACCTAGAGGAAATGCTGTTACCGTTCGAGATACAAGTAACTTAGAACAACCAAAATCAAGTTTTACTGGAAGAGTATTCCTAAGAAAAGATTATACTACAAATACACTTTATGATAATATTTCGGAAACATTTACTGGGATTGGTCAAACTTATATTCTAACCCTCAATGGATTCAACACTACTGGTATTGGATCAACAGGTGGAAATGGAATAGTATTCATTAATAGTATTTTCCAAACACCTTCAACTAAAAATAATACTGGAAATAACTTTAATGTTGTTGATAATGCAGTTCTTGGAATTACAAGTATTGTGTTTAGTGGTATTACTTCAACAAATGGTGATATAGTTAAATCACTCTCTGATGTGACTCAAAATCAGTTACCTAGAGGTGGATTAATTGTTTCGCTTGGATCTTCTCTTGGTAGAGGATATGCACCTCTTGTTGGGGTTGGTAGCACCGCAATAGAGATTAAATTGACAGGTGGTTCAATTTCATCTATTGGATTCAGCACAAACTTTGTTGTTGGTGTTGCAGTAACTGGTGCAATTGGAGTAACAACGAATAGTATCACAGGAATCCTCACCAATTCAATTTCTGTTGGGCAAGAGATTCTGGCAATTGGTGTAGTTACTAATGGAACTTATATAACCTCAATTGGAATTGGAAGCATTACTATAAATTCCAATTCAACTAATTCTGTTGGTATAGCAACTACGTTCACATTTAGATCTGAAACTGTATTTGGATCAGGATATTTTGGAAATGTTTCCATTGGCATATCAGATTCAACTGGTTCTGGTGCCGTAATTCTTGGAAGAGTTGGTGCTGGAGGTTCAATTGCTGGATTTGTAATTCAAAATGGTGGAACTGGATATACCAATCCTTATGCTCAAGTTGCACCACCATCTTATGAAAATCTACCAATTATTGGTATTTCCAGATTAAGTACAGGATCTACAACTGATACTGGGGTTGGTTTGGCAATGAACGTAACAGTTGGTCCAAGTTTGGCAGACATTACCCCTATTTCTGGAAGAAATGCAGATGCATCTAATCTAATCTTAGCCAATAAACAACTAATTGCAGAAGTGGCAGTTGGAAGAATGCTTGCTGCATATCCATCATTTAGTATTCCTGGTGGAAATCAAAACTGCATTGAAGATGTCGTAACTGTATTGGAATGTATTTGCTATAACCTTAAGTATGGTGGAAATAGTAGAGTTTATGATGCTGCTAAGATCTATATTGATAATAACTATCTTGCTGGAGAAGAGGAACAATCAATTTATGCTTTTGTAGAAGCAAGAAACATGGCAATTCAAGCCATGAGAAATCAAACAATCACAATTGATAGTTATTCATCATTAACACAATATTTTGATTTTACTATTGAGGGTGATATCTCTGGTATTCCTGGCGTATATCAGACTGGTTGTGATCCAACTGATTTTACTGGTAGTTGCGATTGTTCCGATGTTGCTTCTGCTATTTCCTCGTTCGTTGGTATTGTAACTTATGCCATTGGAACTGATACATTAGTAATTACTAGAACTGGAGTTGCTGCAACAATATATGATGTAGAATCATTTAAGATCACCAGACCAGGTTATGGATTCCAAAGAGGTGATGTATTTAAACCAGTTGGATTAGTCACAGCAAAAGGTCTATCAGCACCATTAGAAGAGTTTAAATTAACCGTACTTGATACATTTACAGATTCATTTGCTGCTTGGCAATTTGGTGAAATGGATTATATTGATTCAATTAAGTCACTTCAAGATGGAAATAGAACAAGATTCCCATTATACTATAATAGTCAACTATTAAGTTTTGAAACTGATCCCAATAACCAAGATTCTGCTGCAATTGATTTAGGCCCAGTCCTGCTAATTTTTGTCAATGGTATCGTTCAAGCACACGGAGATACTTATCAATTTGATGGTGGGTCATCATTTACCTTTAAGGATCCACCTCTTCCAGAAGATAATATTGCAATATTCTTCTATAGAGGTTCCAGAGATGTTGATAGTGCATTGGTTACGGTCAAAGAAACAATTAAAAAGGGAGATACAATTCAGTTATTTAAGAGTCCATTAGTAACTGGAGTTGGTATTGTAAGTACAACTACTCCTGGAATAACAACTACTCAGGATCCAAGAATCGTAATAGATTTATCATCATCAGATAAATTAGAAACCGGAACTTACACTGGATATGGAATCGATGAAAAATATTCTAAACCTCTATCTTGGACTAAACAAAAAATTGATAGGATTTTAAATGGTGAAATAGTTTCAAAATCACGTGATGCTATAGAAACTCAAGTATATCCTACTGCAAAAATTATTAAGAGTGTTAATATCTATGATCAAGAAATTTTTGTAGACGATGCAAAATTCTTTAACTATGAAGAAGATACCACTGCTGCGTATGTTTCGCCATTATTACCAATTACTATTAATAGTGTTAATTTAACTATGTTCTTTGATAAGGTAGATCCAGTTTCAGCTGCAATGACTGCAACAGTATCTGCTGCTGGTACTATTTCTGCTCTAACTATTACCAATCCTGGTAGTGGATACACTGGAACAACCCTTTCGATTGGAATTGCAAGACCAAAAACTATAGGAGTTGGAATTGGAAGTACTGCATTTGGTACAGTTTCCATATCTAATGGATCAATTACATCTCCTGTAATTACTTTCCCTGGTTTTGGATACACAACTGCTCCAAGAGTTATTGTTCCTTATCCAGCACCAATCTATGAAAAGATGACTGGAGCTTCATTAGTTCAGGGATTCTCCGGAATTATTACTGGAATTGGAACAACTAGTGGAAGTGGAGCAAATCCACTTGCATTAAAATTCTTCTTAAATGTTACATCTCCAAATTCTTTCCCATCTGGACTTTCCACTGGATATCCAATTTACATCTATGATACAACAGTTGGTTCTGGTGTAACAAGTATTGAAGGTGGTGATACTGCAGTTGTTGGCGTCGGAACAACTTATTTAAATAACATCTATATCATAAAAAGTATATCTTATAGTGCAATAGGTGCTACAAATGCTGTGATTGAATGTAATGTTCTTTCAACGACAAATATTACAGGAATAGGAACAACAACTGGACAATTTGCTGGTAGATTCTCTTGGGGAAGAATCTCTGGAATCAGTAGAGGCACAAATCCAGTTTCTATAGGAATAACTGGTTTGACAGTTGATTCTGGGTTGTCTACATTCCCAGTTATTCAAAGGAGAGGATATGGTCTCAGGGACATTGGAGCACTCAAGAAGGATCTTGGGTAATATAAATAAAGAAAAAAACTAATAATATGTCCGCAATTGTAACAGATCAATTTAGGATACTTAATGCATCCAATTTTGTAGACTCTATAGAAAATAGTAATAATTCATATTATGTTTTCTTAGGACTACCAAATCCTGCTACAGTTGGGTTTGGTAGAACTACTAACTGGGATGTAAATACGCCAGATCCGGTGGATTGTATCAATACAATGCACCATTACCAAGATACAATGATTTTTGGTAAAAAAATTACTAGTGCAAATATTAGAAGAGTAATTAGAAGAATAGATTGGTCAAGAGGAACAAAATATGAGATGTATCGTCATGATTATAGTATTTCTAATTTGTCACCATTAACTCAGTCAGCAAGACTTTATGATTCAAATTACTATGTGATAAATTCAGAATATAAAGTTTATATTTGCATTGATAATGGTTCTTCTGGAATTACAACTGGTGGTAATGCATCTCAAGATGAACCAACATTTACAGATTTGGAACCATCATCAGCAGGTCAGAGTGGAGATGGTTATTTGTGGAAATATTTGTTTACAGTTGCTCCATCCGATATCATTAAATTTGATTCTACTGAATATATTGCAGTTCCAAACAGTTGGAGTTCATCAACTGATGTACAAATAACTGCTATAAGAGAAAATGGTAATTCAGACATAAATGAAAATCAAATTAAAAAGGTTTATCTAGAATCTCCTGGACTCGGATATCTAGGTGGTCTGGGGCAATCGTTTAATATTATTGGTGATGGAACTGGAGGCAAGGTTGTACTGGATGTTGATAACTTGGGGCAAATATCAAATGTTCAAGTGTCTTCGGGTGGAAAGGGATACACTTTTGGAATGGTTGATCTTGGTGGAATCAGTGCAAATGCAACAAGGACAACTAAATTAATTCCAATTATTCCCCCATCTAAGGGGCATGGTTATGATATCTACTCAGAATTAGGAACAGATAGAGTTTTGGTTTATGCAAGATTTGATGATTCTACAAAGGATTTTCCAATTGATACAAAATTTGCTCAAGTCGGAATCGTAAAAAATCCAGTCTCTTATGGATCAACTACAATATTTACTGATAGTCAATTTTCTTCTCTTTATTCTATAAAATTAATTCCATCAACTGTGAATGGATCTATTAATGTGGGGGATAAAATTTATCAAACTGTTTATGGCAATACCGCAGTAGCAATTGGAACTGCAGTTGGATATGTAGCATCTTTTGATAGTGAAACAAAGGTTTTAAAATATTTCCAAGACAGATCTTTATATTTCAATCCTTCTAAACAAGATCAAACCGATTATAAGGAAGTTACCAGTACTGGAAAAGTTCTTCAGTTTGAATCAACAGGACAGTTGATTACTAGTAATAATGTTACTGGTTTTTCTGGAAACGTAGAAACAACTTTTTCTGGAATTACTACATCACTAAGTACTGGAAAAATAGTTAATCTTGGGGTTCAATTTAATTCTGGTCTTTCAAATCCAGAGATAAATAAATCATCGGGAGATGTTATCTATATTGATAATAGACCTTTGGTAACAAGAAACTCCAGACAAAAAGAAGACATTAAAATTATCCTGGAATTTTAAAAAATGGCCCAAAAAACTAATCTCAATGTTAGTCCATATTATGACGATTTTGATTCTTTAAAAGATTTTTATAAGGTTTTATTTAATCCAGGAAGACCAGTTCAGGCTAGAGAACTGACTACATTGCAATCAATACTTCAAAATCAATTAGAAAGTTTTGGAAGTAATGTATTCAAAGATGGTTCAGTAGTAGTTCCAGGAAATATTGTTTATGATGGTGAGTTTTATGCTATAAAATTAAATCCATCAATTTATGGGACAAATATAGCATTATATGCAGATCAATTAATTGGTAAAAAAATTATTGGTCAAACTTCTGGCGTAAGTGCTGCAGTACAGTATATTTTAAATGCTGGTGAAAATAATAATGTAGAATACACAACATTATATGTAAAATATTTAAATTCTGATAATAATTTTAAAATCAGTACTTTTTCTAATGGTGAATCTATAGAATGTACCGAAAATATTACCTATGGCACAACAACAATCAATAGTGGAACAGCAGTAGCTTCTCTGATTTCCACTGATGCAAATTCAATTGGATCAGCAGCATCTATCGGAAATGGTATCTATTTTATAAGGGGATTTTTTGCTAGAGTTTCTCAGCAAACTATTATTTTAGATGAATATACTAATACTCCTTCTTATAGAATAGGATTAAGAATTTTTGAGCAGATTATTTCAGCAAAAGATGATTCCAGTTTATATGATAATGCAAAGGGATTTTCTAATTATGCAGCTCCTGGATCAGATAGATTAAAAATAGAGTTAGTATTAACCAAAAAAGATCTTGATGATCTTAATGACACTGATTTTGTTGAACTATTAAGAGTAGAAAATGGTTCTATTAAAAAGATACAGACTAAAACCAGTTATAATTTAATCAGAGATTATCTGGCACAAAGAACTTATGATGAATCTGGGGATTATGCAGTAAGATCATTTACTGCTTCTGTTCATAATTCTTTAAATAATAGAGTAGGAAATGATGGTTTATATTTCTCTGGTGAAAAAACAGAGGATGGAAATACACCAAATGATAATTTAATGTGTGTAAAAGTATCTCCTGGAAAAGCATATATTAGGGGATATGATGTAGAAAAGGTATCAACAACAGTTATTGACGTTGCTAAACCAAGAGATACCGCAACTGTTCCAACAACAAACATATCATTTGGTTTAGGAAATAACATTAGAGTAAACAATGTAGGCGGAGCTCCTAGAAATAGAGGTGCGGTTGAACTTTATAACCAAAGGAAAAGTTCAACATCTTCAGGAACAGGAACAAAAATTGGAGATGCCAGAGTTTATATTTGCAATCTAACAGATTCTGCATATATTAGCACATCAACAAATTGGGACTTGTACTTGTATGATGTACAAACATACACGGAGATAACTTTAAATCAACCTCTATCTAGTTTAGAATTGCCAGCAACTTCTTTTATTAGAGGTAAAAGTAGTGGAGCAAGTGGATATGCAGTCAGTGCTGGAGGAAATTCAACAGTAATATCTTTACGTCAAACTTCTGGAAACTTTATCCTTGGTGAACAAATCAGTATTAATGAAATAACCCTTTATCCTAGGACTATCGCTAAAATCAAAGTTTATGCCGCCCAGGATGTTCGTTCATTATATCAAGCAACTTCGACAGGATTCCCAGTTGCTTTTACTGCTGATGCATTTTTGGATAAAATTCCAGCGCCTGGATTTACTGCTTTAGATAAAGTTACTATTGATACTTCTGGTAATATAACGTGTCCAGGAAAATTCTTTACTGGAATTAAAACAGATTCCATTATTAGATATCAAAAAGTTGGTTTTTCAACTGAAACATTTAATAGAGTAGTTTCTATTGGACAGTCTGGAATTAGCATGACTGTTGCTGCAGTTCCAACTGTTCTAGGAGTTTGTGATGGCACCTTACCATCAACTTCAACCCAAACTAATTTTTCACTCGGCATATCTCAAATAAGAAATCCAAATAGTGGTGCATTATATCAAAGGTTAAATAATCAAAATATTGCTTCAGTTAATCTAACAAGTTCCAATTTAGCAATAACTGATCAGATAACAGGTCAAAGCACAAATGCCTCTGGTGTGCTTACATTTAGTCTGGCAAGTGTTAGTTCTGGTATAACCAGTTCATTCTTCCAAGCATTTGATGAGGAGAGATATTCAGTTCATTATTCTGATGGAACTATTGCACCATTAACCTCTGATAAGTTCACTCTTTCTGGTAATACTATAACAATCACTGGATTGCTACCAAACCAAACAAACGTTGTAGTAAATGTTGGACTACTTAAGCAAACTATTAGAAATAAAGTAAAGGTATATAATAGATCACAAACTTTAAATATAAATCTATCAAAATATCCACAATCTGGTAGTGGTATTAGTTCTTCAATTGTTGATGGATTAACTTATAATCAATTTTATGGATTACGAGTTCAAGACGAAGAAATTTGTTTATATTATCCAGATGTTGCTAAGTTAATTGGTGTATATGAATCTTTAGAGGCGGCAGTGCCTGTTTTGGATAGATTTGTCTTTAGTGCAACAGCATCTGTCGATACTGCTGCTATTATCGGAGAAAATATTGTTGGATCTACAAGTAAAGCAGTAGCTAGAATCGTATCTAAACCATCTTCAAATACTTTATCTATTGCATATTTAAATGCTCTGAGATTTGTTGCTGGTGAAACAATCACATTCTCAGAATCAAATATTGTAACGCCACTTCAATCTATTACTTTAGGAAAATACAAAGATATTACATCGAACTTTACTCTAGACAAAGGGCAAAGAGAGCAATACTATGACTATTCAAGATTAATCAGAAATTCTGCTGCTGTAGAACCTTCCAGACCACTTTTAGTAGTTTTTGATTATTATTCTGTTCCTTCGGGAGATCAGGGTGATGTATTCACCGTAGCAAGTTATGCACCAGAAAGATATGAGAATGAAGTTCCTATTTTAAATTCTACAATCAGAGCAACTGACGTTTTAGACTTTAGACCACAACCTTCTACATTAACTACTACAAATTCATCTCCATTTGATTTTTCTCAAAGAACAAATGCATTTGGAACTACTTCACCAAAATTCATTGTAAGTCCAGATGAAACATCCTTAGTTGGATATTCATATTACTTACCAAGAATTGATAAACTATCCATCGACAAACTTGGTAGTTTTATATTAACCAAGGGTATATCTGCAGATATTCCAAAGACTCCTCTAAGTCCTGATGAGACAATGGATATTGCAACTATTAGTCTTCCAGCATATCTTTATGGTACTAAAGGAGTAACAATTACTTATCAAGATAATAAGCGTTATACAATGCGTGACATTGGACGCATTGAAGATAGAGTTACTACACTAGAAAAAATAACGTCGCTATCCTTACTTGAAGTTGATACAAAGTCTTTACAAGTTCAAGACTCTGATGGATTTAACAGATTTAAAACTGGATTTTTTGTAGATTCTTTCAAAAATAATGATTTTATCTCTCCAAATTCAGAAGTAACTGTAGATCCTGAAGAAAAAACATTAAAACCAGTTATAGCATCGAACAGTTTAAAGAGTTTAATTGCTTCGGCAAACTCTACTTCAGATACTTCACTTGATTTATCCGTAGATTTTGACCTGATTGATTCAAATACTGTAAAAACTTCCAATAGAATTAGTTTAAAGTATTCTGAATTAGAGTGGATAAAGCAATCATTGGCAACTCAAGTAGAGAATGTCAATCCATTTAATGTCGTTACTTATACTGGAACTATAAAATTAACACCATCGATTGATACTTGGGTAAGAACAATCAATCTTGTTCAAAATAGAACATCAACTTCACGTGTAGCAAATCCTGGAAGAAGAGGTCAAACTGTTGTTACTGGATCTTCAAGTGTCAGAGAATTTATTGGAACAAAAACTGAAGATTACATGAGATCTAGAAATACTGAATTCTCGATCCAAAATCTAAAACCAAAAACCAGATATTATCAATTCTTTGATGGAAGCAGCGGTGTTGATTTTATACCAAAACTAATTGAAATCGCAAACGATAGCACACTTCAAAATTATGGAGCATCTGCTGCATTCTCAGTTGGAGAAACTGTAGTTGGATACTATGGTGGAAGTAATATTTTTAGAGCAAGAGTTTGCTCTGGAAATCATAAAACAGGACAGTATAACAGTCCATCAAAAACATATGGAATAAATCCATATTCAAGCACTACCGAAATTCTACTATCTACATATAGTTCTTCCTCTAAAGTTCTTAATATTGATACTTTTGCTCTTGCCGAAGAAGCACAAGGATTTTATAGTGGATATTTGGTTGTTGGTATGAAGTTGGTTGGACAAACCAGTGGTGCAGTAGCATATGTAAAAGATCTAAGACTAATTAGTGATAATTTTGGTGATTTAATCGGATCTTTCTTCTTGAGAGATCCTCTTACTACACCACCACCACAGTCTAGATTTTTAACTGGTACAAAAACCTATAAGGTCACTTCAAGTTCAACGAACAGCCCTGGATTGCCAGGTTCTACTTCAATATCAACTGCTGAAACAAATTATACATCTAGTGGTATTGTAAATACATTTTTAACTACTAATACAACATTTATTACTGAGTTTTATGACCCACTGGCACAATCATTTACTGTTGGTGCAAATATTGGGGATAATAGTTCTTCAGGAACTGTTGATGAAGATAAAGAGGGTGCATATTTAACTGCTGTTGATCTATTTTTTGCTACAAAAGATTCTGGCGATGCACCACTCACAGTTGAAATAAGAACAATGGAGTTAGGAACTCCAACTAGAACTGTTGTTGGAAAATCAAAGGTCTTAAGACCTTCAGATATTAATACATCTTCAGATGCATCTGTTGCAACAAAAGTAACATTTGACTATCCTATTTTCTTATCACCTGGAAGAGAATACTCTATTGTACTTCTTTCACCAAATTCAGATGCATATACAGTCTGGATTGCTGAAATGGGCAAAAAGACAGTTGGTAATAACAATGTAGATAATGTTATTTACAGCACGCAATTTGCAACTGGTAGTCTATTCAAATCACAAAATGGATCTATTTGGACTGCAAATCAATATCAAGATTTAAAGTTCAAGCTTTATAAAGCAAAATTTGTTACTACACCTTCAACTGTTTATTTCTATAATCCAACCCTTGATGGTAGCAATGGATATGTTAAAAAACTTCAGAATAATCCACTGAGAACTTATCCTAGAAAATTAAAAGTTGGAATAACAACAATTACAAATGCAGTTACTATTGGTATTTTAACAACTGGTAGAAAAGTTAGTGAAAGTTCAAAGACATATAATTATGGATATGTCGTTGGGACTGGATGCTCTGCATATTCAATTGGAATAACTACAGGTGGTGTTAATTACACAACACAATCCAATGTTAGTACTTATCCAATAACTGGACAGGGTTCTGGATTGACTGTTAATATTACAGCAAGTAATGGTATTATCAATAGTGTAACTCCTGTACTCAGAGGAAATGGATACCAACAAGGTGATGTTCTTGGTATTGTTACATCGACATCTGGAAGTATAGGAAAAGATGCTCAAATAACAGTTACTGGTATTACAACAGGTATTGACACCCTTTACTTAACCAATGTTCAGGGCCAATCATTTACGGTTGGTGCTAATCCAATTTACTATGATGATACTAATGTGGTAAATACATTATTGTCAAATACTATTACAGCATCAACGCCACAAACAGATCAAAATTCAGGTAATTTCCTACAAGTCAATCACTATAATCATGGAATGTATGCTAAAAATAATAGGATTACATTAAGTGATGTTTTGTCAAATACTCCTCCCGCACCTTTACAAAGTTCTGTAACCGTATCTGCAACATCATTTGCAATTGGATCTGCTAATACTTCTAACTTTGTAAATTTTGAGGGAATGCCAGTTAGTGCTACCAATCCTGGATATGCTAAAATTGAGAATGAAATTATCAAATACGAATCAGTTGGAAATGGAGTTCTTCAGACTGTAACACGTGGAATTGATTCCACACTTGCAAATTCGTATGATATTAATGATTTAGTGTACAAATATGAGTTGAATGGTGTATCGCTAAGAAGAATTAATACCACTCATAAAATTAGTGATTTTGGAATTGAAATTGATAAGTACTATGTTGAAATTGATAGATCTGCAAATGGAGTGAACAGAAGTGCTGATAATAGCCCTTCGAATTTCCCACAATTACAATTCCAAGACGAAGAATTGCTAGGTGGAAATGCTTCCGCTTCTGAAAATATACAATTCGATTCACTAACTCCAAATTATACTATCCTGAATCCAGGGTCTTCAACATCAGTATCAGCTTCTATTAGAACTGTTAGTGGAACAAGTGTAAATGGATCTGAACTTTCATTCGTTGATCAAGGATTTGAATCTGTAGAACTCAACAAAGTTAATAAATTATCCTCAACCAGAATTGTTTGTTCAAAAGTTAATGAGCAAACATATTTAACTGGTCTACCAAGAAGTAAATCATTTACTACGGCACTAGTTTTATCTACACAAAATTCTAATCTATCTCCTCAAATTTTCCTTGATGGTGCTTTGACCGAATTTAGGAGCAATAGAATTAATAGCCCAATCACAGATTATGCTGGAAATAATCTAGTTAAAACAGTATCTGATGATCCACATTCCGCAATTTACATCTCAAATACTATTGATCTAAAACAACCAGCAACTTCATTGAAGGTTATTTTAACAGCAAGTAGACCTGCTGCCGCTGATTTTAGAGTATTGTACAGTTTGGTTAGACCAGATTCTAATGGAATAAATCAACCATTTGAATTATTCCCAGGTTATGATAACTTAGTTGATATTAATGGTGATGGATTTGGTGATCTAATAATTAACCCAGCAAAAAATAGTGGCAGATCAGATGCATTTGTTGCAGCAAATACAGATGGTTCATTCTCAGAATATCAGTGCACTGCTGAGAATTTAGATCAATTTGTTGGTTATACAATAAAAATTGTTATGTCTTCAACTGATCAATCAAAACCAGTCTTAATTAAAGATCTAAGAACTATAGCAGTGAGGTAATATTATGATCCCAGTAGAAGGGCACCCAAATCTCTATAGAGATGAAAAATCGGGTGCCATAATCAATTGTGATGATAATGCATATACACAATATGTAAATTCTTTAGCAAATAGACAAAATCAAAAAATAGAGATTGAAAATCTAAAGCAAGAGGTTAGTGAAATTAAAGAACTATTAAGGGAATTAATCAATGGATCCAAACAAAATTGAATTAGAAAATCTGACTAAAAGTTTTGAATATTTTAAATATGCTTCTGAAATTGACAAAATTGAAGATATTGAGGATTTGCGGAACATTGCAAAATCTTATTTCAAATTATATTTGAAACAGCAAGAAGTAATTTCTTGCCTACCAGCAATTGATTTATAAATACTTGGTAAGATTATATTTAAAAAATGGCAGTATATGTAGCAAATATTGTTGTTGAACAAGGATGTGATTTTGCGATTAATTTTGAACTTGAGGATACTGCGACAAATCAACCAAAAAATTTGGTTGGATATGGAATCACTGGGCAATTGAGAAAAACATATTCAAGTTCAAATTATGTATCATTTGCTTGTTCAATTCCTATTCCAGCCGATGGTGTAATTTCATTAACATTAACAGATGCTCAAACATCATCATTAAAACCTGGTAGATATGTATATGATGTTTTAATCCAACCTGGAGGTTTAGATTCAAGTAATGATAGAGTGAAGGCAGTAGAAGGAATGGCTTTAATTAGGGCAGGAGTAACTCGCTAATGTCAAACATTAAAGTAAGAGTAGGTGCTCAACCTGCGGTTAAAGTTTTATCAACAGGGGCAATTCCAACTCTTTTTGTAAAATTATTTGATGTAGATCCGACAGATTTGACAGATGGGGTAATAGCGGTTTATCACGCAGATACTCAAAAATTTGTAACTCAAAAAACTTTAACTTTAGATAGTTTAGTTGTCGATAATCTTACAGTTAGTGGACAATTTGAACTAACAGATATAGATGGAGGTCTTTACTGATGGCAAAACCAGCAAGCAGACAAGAACTAATAGATTATTGCCTCAGAAAATTAGGAGCTCCAGTATTAGAAATTAATATTGATGACGACCAAATTGACGACCTAGTTGATGACGCTTTGCAGTATTTTCATGAGCGTCATTTTGATGGTGTTGAAAGAATGTACTTAAAATATAAAGTAACACAATCTGATGTTGATAGAGGAAAGGCAAAATATAATAATGGTGTTGGGATAGTTACAACTACTGCTACAGCAAATATAACAGGTTATGGATCAACTGCTTTTAATTTTTATGAGAATTCAAATTATATTCAAGTACCAGATTCTGTAATCGGAATAGAAAAAGTTTTTAAATTTGATACGAGTGACATTTCTGGGGGAATGTTTAGTATTAAGTATCAGTTGTTTTTGAATGACTTATATTACTTCAATTCGGTTGAACTTCTGCAATATGCAATGGTTAAATCCTATTTGGAAGATATTGATTTTCTTTTAAAAACTGATAAGCAAGTAAGATTTAATAAGAGGCAAAATAGACTTTATCTTGATATTGATTGGTCAACTAAACTTCCCGATACTTATTTTGTTATTGATTGTTATAGAATTCTGGATCCTAATGATTTTACTAAAGTCTATAACGATAGTTTCCTAAAGCGTTATCTGACCACTTTAATGAAAAGGCAGTGGGGTCAAAATCTAATCAAATTTAGAGGAGTTAAATTACCTGGTGGTATTGAATTAAATGGTAGAGAAATATATGAAGATGCTGAAAGAGAAATAGAAAATATAAGGCAAAGGATGTCTATGGACTATGAAATGCCACCTTACGATTTTATTGGATAATGGCACTTAATCCCTTCTTTCTTCAAGGATCTCCTGGAGAACAAAATTTAGTCCAGGATATTATAAACGAACATCTAAGGATGTTTGGTATAGAAGTTTATTATATACCCAGAAAATATGGGGATGTTGATAGTATCATCAGAGAGGTTAGAACTTCAAAGTTTGATGATAACTTTTTAATTGAAGCATATTTAAATAATTATGAAGGATATGGTCAATCCTATGATATTATGACCAAATTTGGTATCAAATTAACAAATGAACTATCATTGACCATTTCTAAAGAAAGATTTGAAGAATTCATAACTCCTTTTCTAGAGTCAATTATTGCAGCAGAAGATGCAGATCCAAATGTTGATAATGGTGCAAAATTATTATTGGCTTCTAGACCAAGAGAAGGGGATTTAATTTATTTTCCTTTAGGCGAGAGAATATTTGAAATAAAAAGAGTTGAATTTGAAAATCCATTTTATCAACTTGGAAAAAATTATGTTTATGAACTAAAATGTGAACTCTTTGAATATGAAGACGAACAAATTAATACAGGAATTGAAGATATTCAAGATAGACTTAAAGATGTTGGATTTATTACAACTTTATCTTTAGTTGGTTTTGGAACCACAGCAACTGCAGTAGCAGGTATTTCATCTGGAGTTGTTGGACAAATATACTTGGTTAATGATGGATATGATTATAGTTCTACTCCTATTATTACGTTCTCGGATCCACCCGTTGGAGGTCTTAAAGCAACTGCTGTTGCAATTACAACATCCAAAAATGGTTCTCAATCTATTAAAGAAATTTTACTTACCAATGCTGGATTTGGATATACAGTTTCTCCTGGAATTGCAATAACAGGTGGTGGAGGATCTGGAGCTATAGCAACTTGTAGTATTGTTAATGGTGGAGTATATACATTTAATCTCACAAATTCTGGTGGAGAAAATTACTATAGCGTTCCAGTTGTTAGCATTTCTCCTCCTGTTGGAAGTGGAAATACTGCTCAAGCTGTAGCTACTATTGCAAATGGAAAGGTTACTGGTTTTAGAATAACAAATGCTGGATCTGGATATACATCCATTCCAGTCGTAACTATTGCACCACCTCCAGTGGTAGGTTTGGGTACTTATGTAAATGACGAAGAGGTTGTTGGTTCTACTTCTGGTGCAAGAGCATTCATTAAATCTTCGACTATCAAGAGTAATGGTGAGAGAGTGCTTAAGATTTCACTAAATACTGGTAAATTTATACCTGGAGAAATTGTAATTGGCGCTGCTTCTTCTGCTACATATCATGTGAAGTACTTTGAAGACTTAGATTTAAATGATGCATATGCAGAAAACGATGAAATAGAAGAACAGGCAGATCTCTTATTAGACTTCTCAGAATCAAACCCATTTGGTAATTACTAATGTTAGGAACTTATTATTATCACGAAATTATTAGAAAAACAATTATTGGTTTTGGTACTTTATTCAACCAAATCTATATCCATCATGATGATGCAAATGGCGCATCATACTCGGAGATGAGAGTTCCATTGGCATATGGACCAATGCAAAAGTTTCTTGCCAAGATTCAACAACAATCAGAGTTAAACAAGCCAGTTGCTTTAACTTTGCCAAGAATGTCTTTTGAGATGATTTCCATCCAATATGATCCAAGTAGAAAGACTGGAGTTACTCAAACATTTAAGGCATCTGATGGCAATAACCTGAAAAGAGTTTATATGCCAGTTCCTTATAATATTGGATTTGAGTTGAATATTATGACAAAATTAAACGATGATGCGCTACAAATTGTTGAGCAAATTTTACCATATTTTCAACCAGCATTCAATATTACTATTGATTTGGTAGATTCAATTGGGGAAAAAAGAGATGTTGCTGTTGTACTAAACAGCGTTTCTTTCCAAGATGATTATGAAGGAGACTTCTCCACAAGAAGATCTTTAATTTATACATTAAATTTTACCGCTAAAACTTATCTCTTTGGCCCTATATCTGAAACTACGGATGGACTAATTAAGAAAGTTCAAGTAGATACTCATTCTTCAACAGATATTGCTACTTCAAGAAGAGAAGTAAGATATACTGTTGTTCCCGATCCTATTGATGCTGGTCCAGAAGACGATTTTGGATTTAGTGAAACTATAGAAGAATTTTATGATTCTAAAATTTATAGTCCAACGCAGAAAAAAGATATTTAATTTGTAAAAATTATGGATGAATTTGATGCCATCAGCAAATCTCTCAATGTAGAGACTTCAATAATCAAACAAGAAGATGTAGATATTATTCCAGAAAATAAAATTTTAAATCCTCCAAAGGATGATATTAAAAAAGATTATGAATATACTCGTGCAAATCTTTATTCTTTGATTGAAAAGGGGCAGGAAGCAATTAATGGAATTATGGAGCTCGCTGGAGAGGGAGGTTCTCCTAGAGCATATGAAGTTGCTGGACAACTTATTAAAAGTGTTGGTGATGTGACGGATAAACTCATCGATTTGCAAAAGAAATTAAAAGATGTAGAAGAAGACACTGTAAAGACTACTAATAATGTTACTAATAATGCGGTATTTGTAGGTTCTACATCAGAATTGTCCAAATTACTTAAACAAGGTTTTCTAAATAATAAAGAGTAATCTTTTTCTCAATGAGTTGGTCTGACAAGTATAAGAGATCAATAAACTGTGATAATCCACATGGATTTTCTCAAAAGGCTCATTGTGCTGCTCGTAAAAAAAGACAAAGGGGAGAAGTGACTAAATCTAAATCTCCATTTAATGAAATGAATGAATTAAAATCCCATAAATCAGTTGAACAAATTGCAAAGAAACATCGTTTAGAAGTTTCATTTGTAAAAAAGCAACTTGAGATGGGAATTCCTATTGAGCATGAACATACAAAGGATCAGGATCTTGCCACTGATATTGCTCTTCAACATCTTGATGAAATCCCAGATTATTATACAAGATTAATTAAAATGGAGAGAGATGCTAAAAAAGAGCATAAAAAATTTAAAGATGTAAAAGAGCATTGTGGATGTGAAGAAGATGATGCTGTTGAAGAACTTGAAGGTGAATTAAAGACTCTGAAAGATACTTCTTATGATTCAATTGATAAATTAATGCGTCGTGTTATGAAAAAGCACGATTTAACAGCAAAACAACTGCATAATGCTTTTGTCAATAAAAATGGAAAAACACCAGATGATTGGATTAAAGATCTAAAAGAAGGAACTCTACATCATTGGTTTAAAGGATCAAAATCAAAAAGTGGCAAACCAGGATGGGTTCAGGCAGATGGATCTCCCTGTGCAAATGAACCAGGTGAGACTAAGACACCAAAATGTTTTAGTAGTGGAAGGTTGAGATCTCTAAAGAAAAAAGGTAAAAAGGGCGAAGCATTGATTAGATCGGCAATTCGTCGCAAACGTCAAAAAGATAAGGGACAGCAACAAAAATCTGGAGCAGCAAAACCAACAAATGTTCCAACCTTTGCTAAAGGTAAAAAAGATAAAAATTACGTAAAAGCAGAACCAGGAATTAAAGAAGCAATGGAACTCAACGAAGCACAAAAAGACAAACCAGGCAAAGGTAGTGGTAAAAAAGATGCCTGTTACAATAAAGTAAAATCAAGGTATAGTGTTTGGCCAAGTGCATATGCATCGGGAGCACTTGCCAAATGTCGTAAAGTTGGTGCTGCAAATTGGGGGACAAAATCTGAGGAAGCACAGATGATTAGATATTGTCCAAAATGCAAAAAAGAAGAAAGTCGTTCAGAATGCAAATATGGACCTAGTTATTGGGATATGTATTCTATGCCAATAAAATTAAAAGATTATACTCCAAATACTCCACATCCTGGAAACTTTCCAGAAGGATATGATCATGAGTATTCAATGGCTCGCTCAGAACTTTCTACCATTATTTCAGCAGCAAAAAGATTAAAGAAAAAAATTGGTAAGGGAGAAGGTAATCTTGAAGCATGGGTTCAATCAAAGATTACTAAAGCAGCAGACTATATCGATACTGCAGCAAATTATGTAGATAGTGGAGAAATGGCAAAAGAAGATGTATCAATTGAAGATGCAAACGGAAATCATTATGCTGAATTTATTGACATTATTAAACCAGAACCATTAAAGGCAAGCAAAGGTATTGGCAGTGAACTTCTTGGTGAAAATATTGAAAGAGGACCAGTTCTTCCTGGTCAATCAAGAAAAATTTACCCATCAGGTGAAGGTCCAAAAAGAAAACCTGGAGATCCAGAACCACAGTTACCAGACCTTCCAGGGGGATTTGTTAAACAAGCAAAAGCACCAACAAAAAAAGAAATGCAAGTTGCTCATTATAATATAAAGACTTTTGGTGAATTTATGGCAGAAGCAACTCCCGCTTGGCAAAGAAAAGAGGGAAAGAATCCTGAGGGTGGTCTAAATAAAAAAGGGATTGCTTCTTACCGCAAAGAGAATCCTGGGTCACATCTCTCACTTGCGGTTACAACTAAACCATCAAAGTTAAAACCAGGTTCTAAAAAAGCAAATAGAAGAAAGTCTTTTTGCTCCAGAATGAAGGGAATGAAAGCAAAATTAACAAGTGCAAAAACTGCACATGACCCAAATTCAAGAATCAATAAATCATTAAGAAAGTGGAATTGTTAGTATGTCGTCGGAATTAAATGATTTCTTTAAATTATTAGCAGAAGATAAGAAAAAGAAGAAAGAAGAATTTGATTCCGTAGTTGGAGACTTGGGATTAGATTCTCTTTTTGGAGAATTTGCTGCTCTTAAGAAAAAGGAAAAAGAAGAGAAAAAAATAAAAAAGGAAAAGGAGATAGAAGAAACAAAATCTATTGTAGGTGAAGTTACTTTAGATACTCTTTTTGATGAGGTTGCTAATCTAAAGAAAGAAACTAAAAAGAAGAAGATACAAGAACAAAAGACAGTTAGGGCATTTGAGAAATGGTTATATTCAGAGACACCTAAAGAACAAGAACAAATTATTGAAGATGTAATAGAAGAATCTTTAGAAGAAGTTCTTGAGGTTCTTGAAGACCATAAGGAAGAACTTGAAGAACCCAAAGAAGAATTGATTGAAAAATCATTGGGACTTCTTGCTGAGCCATCAAATACCAAAGTTCAACAAGATCCAATTACTCCATTGGATCAAAAGTTTGCAACACTTGATGATTTACAAAAACATTACAGCACTTTCCTTTCTCGTATTCAACAACAACTATCAACAGTTGGTGGCGGTGGAGAAACTCGTTTGAGATACTTGGATGATGTTGTAGGTATTGCAACTAATTCTGGTGCTTATAATAATAAATTTTTACAATGGAATTCTACAACGAATAAAGCAGAGTTTGTTGATCCAAATGATGTTGATGGCACAACAATTGTAAATATCTCTGGTATTACCACTTACTATCAGGCATCAAATGTTGATGATTATATTGGTGTAAATGCAAATGTTCCAGTAACAATAGTCCTTCCAACATCTCCAAATACTGGCAAAAAACTTATCGTAAAAGACGAGGGTAATAAGATTGCTACATACAATATAACAGTCCAGGCAGGTGCTGGAACAAGTGTAGAGAATGATAGTTCAGTTATTATGACTATCAATCATCAAAGTTTTACTTATTTCTTTAACGGTTCTAATTGGTATATAATCTAATGTCATATAATCCTCTTCCCCAACCAGCTGACATAATTGTAATTAGTGCTGGTTCATCAGTAACCACAACTAATACATTTCCTGTTGGTATTGGAACAACGGGGCAAGTATCACTCAACCTCAATAGTGCTCCTGTAAGTTCTACTAATCCACTTCCAGTAGTAAGCACCGCATC